TGCCGTGCGACGCGCCATAATACAGGCCCGAGACAACGCCCAGCACGTAAAACCCGCAAATTTCTTTGACTGCACTTGCGTCTTGTTCGCAGAGCGAATGAAATTCACTGCCTGTCATCTCTTGGGCATTCGCCGGTTGGGCGAGGCCAAGGGCGAAAGCGGCGGCAAACAGGATACGCATGATTTTCCTCTCCCAAAAGATACTCGTTGGGGTGGTAGATCATGAAAGCATCCACCAGAGCAATTCGGTTTCTGGAATCACTGCAAATCCCGGAGGGTCCGAACGCGGGCAAGCCGGTAAAGCTGGCACCGTTTCAGAAGCAATTCGTCAAGGGCGCTCTTGCCGATGGCGTGTCGATCGCTGTCCTGTCCATCGGTCGCGGCAACGCTAAAACTGCCCTATCGGCGGGCCTTGCTCTTGGCGCTCTTCTTGGCGAGATCGACAATCAGCCACGCCGTGAAATCCTGATTGCAGCAAGGACGCGGGAACAGGGCGCTATCGCATGGGGCTTTGTGGAGGGCTTCGCCCGTTCACTTCCCGAAGACGTTCAAGAGCAACTCACTTTCCGCAAGTCGCCAAGGCTCGAAATCTCGTTCGATGGTGACGGCGGCGGGCATATCCTTCGCGTCATTGCAGCCGATGGTAAGTCGGCGCTTGGATCCGCACCTACACTGGTTCTGATGGACGAACGGGGCCATTGGCAGACCGACAAGGGCGATGCTCTTGAACATGCGCTCCTGTCCGGTATCGGCAAGCGTGGCGGGCGAGCGCTCATTATCTCGACTTCCGCACCCGATGACGCGCACCCCTTCAGCAAGTGGCTGGATGAACCTCAGGAAGGCGTTTACCGGCAGGAACACCGACCCGCGCCGGGATTACCTGCCGATGATCCCGAAAGCCTGAAGGAAGCGAATCCGGGGGCAGGTTACGGGATCGGCTCCGATCTCGAATGGTTGCAGTCACAAGCACGGCGGGCGATCGCTAGAGGCGGTTCAACGCTAACCAGCTTCCGACTCTACAACCGCAATGAACGCATTTCCGGCGAGACGCGGGACATGCTTCTAACCGTTGATGAATGGCAGTCCTGCGAAGTCTCGGAACTTCCTTCGCGGCAGGGGCAGGTTGTCATCGGCATCGATCTCGGCGGCTCAGCCTCAATGACGGCAGCGGCCTTTTATTGGCCGGAAAGCGGGCGGCTCGAATGCCTAGGCACCTTTCCCGGAAAGCCTTCATTGTTCGATCGCGGGCAGGCGGATGGCGTGGGCGGGCGCTATGTCGAGATGAACGATCGGGGCGAACTTTCAACACTTGGCGATCAAACCGTACCTGTTGCGCCTTGGCTAATAGAGGTCATGCGGCATGTGGACGGGCAGCCGATCGCTTGCATCACTGCCGACCGTTACAAACAATCCGAACTTGGCGAGGCGATCGACAAGGCGGGGATACGTGCGCCGATCGTTTGGCGCGGGCAGGGCTTCCGCGATGGCGGCGAGGACTGCGAACGCTTCCGCCGTGCGGCCTATGACGGCAAGGTCAAAACCCTTCCCAGCCTTCTTCTGCGATCAGCATTTGCAGACGCGGTGTGCCTGCGCGATCCGGCGAACAACCTGAAACTGGCAAAAGCCCGATCAACCGGGCGCATTGATGCGGCGGCGGCAACTGTTCTGGCAGTCGCTGAAGGTGCGCGGATTATGGGCCGTCCCCATTCCAAAGGGGGGCGCGTGGCATGGGCCTAAATCTCCAGCGCGGGCATACCCGCTATTCCAAGAGAGTGACCGCAACGCGGCGCTGGCAGGCCTTGCGGCTTGAGGCGCTCAGGCGTGACGGCTTCCGGTGCGTGATTTGCGGGGCAACCGGACGGCTCGAAGTCGATCACATCAAGCCCGTTCGAACCCACCCCGAACTGAGTTTCAAGCTGGGCAATTTGCAGACGCTTTGCGCGTCCGACCATGCCCGAAAAACCCGATCCGAGGTCGGCAACCTCCCAGACCGACCCGAACGCCAAAAATGGCGAAACCTGCTGCGGGAAATGCAGCGCAATTCAAAGGAAATGAGAAATGCTTGAATCGATCAAGATCACCCGGCGACAGTCAGAGATCCGGCAGGCTCTTGCGGGCCTCGTCGGCAAGGACAAGCCGTCCGAAGATGAAACCCGCTCGATGGAAACGCTCGATGCGGAATATCGGCAGAACGAGATCCGCTATCGTGCGGCTCTTGTCTCTGAAGATGAGGAACGCCGGGAAGCAGGGGCCGATCTCGAAACCCGTTCCGACAAGGAATGGGCGGAAATCATGTCCGGGTTTGAAATGCGCCAGGTTGCGCTGGCATTGGACGAGGGCCGCACTCTTGACGGCAAGACCGCAGAAATCGTCACCGAACTGCGAACCAAAGGCGGTTATCGCGGGATTCCGATCCCGTGGGAAGCACTCGAAACCCGCGCGGGGGAAACCGTTGCAAGCGGCACTCCGAACCCGGTTCGCACCGCTCCGATTATCGATCGGCTCTTTGCGGAAAGCGTTGCCGCTCGCATGGGCGGTTCAATGGTCAATGTCGGAATGGGCGAGATGGAATATCCCGTTACCAGCTCCGCAGTGACCGCCGGCTGGGCTGCAACGGAAACCGGCAACGTGACCGGGCCGTCTGCTTACACCACGCTCGATCGCCCGCTGAAGCCGGATCACAATCTGGGCCTTCAGATGAAAATCACCCGCAAGACGCTCAAACAGTCGGGCAACGGTCTTGAACAGGCCGTGCGCCGCGACATGAACGGGGCAATCTCCGAGGCTCTGGACAAGGCGGTTTTCCTTGGCAGCGGTTCAAGCGGTGAACCGACCGGACTGCTTGCCGGTGCGTCCGCGTGGGGTATCACTGAAACCGACATTTCCGCGGCACCTACCTACGCAGCTTTCCGGGCCGCTTCCGTGCGGTTCATGACTGCCAATGCGGCAACCGGGCCGGGGGCGGTCAACCTGCTTGTCCGGCCTGAAGTGTTCGACACGATGGATGATGACTTGATCTCCGGCACTGCCGTTTCCGAATGGGACCGCCTGAGCGCTAAAATCCGCAACATCATCATGTCGTCGAACGCTCTTGCCGACCCGACCGGTTCGCCACCCGAAAGCGTTGCAATCATGACAACCAATGTCGGCGGCGTGGCACCGTTCTTTGTCGGGACGTGGGGCGCAATCGATCTGATCCGCGATCCTTATTCCGACGCTCAGTCGGGCGGCTTGCGCTTGACGGCTCTTGCCACGATGGACGTGACCATTTCGCGGGCCGTGCAGATCGAAATCCTCACAGGTATTCAGTAATGCTCTGGGGCGGTCACAACGGCGGGCTTGAAGCCCGACGCTCTGCGGATGGTGTGACCGTCCTGCGGGGCCGCTTTCCCTATGGTGTGCCGACTGTCCTATGGGATGGCGGGCGCACCGGGAAGGCTCGCAAAGAACAAATCGCGCCGGGGGCATTCTCGGCGCGGCTTTCATCCGGTGAAGATATTCATTTCCTGGCCGGTCACGATCCTGAAAAGCCGATTGCCAGCCGATCGGCGGGAACTCTGACGATCACGGATGATCAAGCCGCGCTCGCATTTGAAGCCCGGATAAGCCCGGACATGCGGGCGGTGTCATGGGTTTCCGATCTCATGGGCGCAATTGATGCTGGTCTTGTCCGGGGGATCTCTCCCGGCTTCAGGCTGTCACCGCTCGACGGGGCCGAAACCGTCCGATCGGAAGCGGGGGCAATCCTGCGCACCGTCAAGATTGCCGAACTCATTGAAATCAGCGCGGTCACTCGTCCTGCATACCCTGAAGCACAGATTGAAGCCCGATCTTGGCAGGCGGGCCGGGAAGCACCGGACGCGGGCCTAATGCGCCACTTGCACCGCTGGAGGCTCTAGAATGGCCGTCACGATCAAGCAGACCGAGGCGATCCCGGAAAGCTATCCCGATGTAGATCAGTATGCCCATCGGGCCGGGGAACTGTGGGAAGCCGACGACGACACAAACGAGGTGAATGCCTCCGCGATCTGGCAACGCATAGAAGCCTACACCGCGCACCGCTGGACGGCTCGCGCTGTCACTTGGATTGTGGAAGGTATCGGCGAATGGACGCCACCGCTAACACCGGCAACCATTCAGACGGTTGAAATCTGGACTGGCACCGAATGGGAAACAGTCACTGCGCCTGACAGTCCGCTGGGCGGCTATTGGCTGTCCGGGGAAGGGCCTTACCGCTTCACTGCATCAGTTGGAGGCGGCGACGTGCCGGAGGCCGTGCAAGAGGCTTACAGGCGGCTCTACGAATATTCCAAGGGGATTACGAACCAGTTTCGCGGCGATGCTTCACACGCCGGGGGCGATGGCGGGCCGGTCTACGGTTGGGCTGCAAAATCAATTCAATTGAGCGGTGCGGCTGATCTCCTGCGCCCATATCGGAGGGCCTGACCTTGTTTGGATGGTTCAAGAGAAAGCAGACAGAAACCCGATCGGCTGCATCCGGCTTCACTGCCGAAATCATGGCAGCACGCGAAAGCTATATCAGCGGAACCCGTGGCATCGCGGAATTGACCGGCACCGCTCAGGCTTGCATTTCACTTTGGGAGAACGGCTTTACCGTTGCCGATGTGGACGGAACCGGGATGCTCGATCCCATGTCCCTGGCACTTGCCGGGCGATCGCTTGCGCTTCGTGGTGAGGCGGTGTTCCTGATCCGCGACAACAGGCTTGTGCCGTGTTCTGACTGGGATTTGTCCACAAGGGACGCCAAGCCGAAAGCCTATCGGGTTTCGATCTCGGAAGCCGGGGGCGGGCGAACTGATACCGCACTGGCCGGGGAAGTCCTTCACTTCAGGATAGGATGCGATCCGGCGGCACCCTATTACGGCACCGGGCCGCTCAGGCGGGCGCAACTGACTTCAGGAATGTTGAATGCGGTTGAAACGGCATTGTCCGAGGTGTTCGAGAATGCACCGCTCGGAAGCCAAGTTTTGCCAATGCCGGAGCAACCCGAAACGGACATGGAAACGCTGGGCCGGGGCTTCCGGGGCAGACGGGGCCGCGTCCTGTTGCGGGAATCGGTCAACGTCACGGCAGCGGGCGGGCCTGCGCCAAATACCGATTGGCGTCCACAGGATATGTCCCCAGACCTTCAGCGGGCGATGACTTCAGAAACGCTGGCAGCGGGCCGGGAAGCGGTTTGCGCGGCGTTTGGCGTATTGCCTGCGATGTTCTCCGGGGCCGCTCAGGGGCCGCTTGTGAGGGAAGCCCAACGGCATCTAGCGGGCTGGACGTTGCAGCCAATCGCAATGCTCATTGCACAAGAGGCCAGCGACAAGTTGGGAATGCCGGTCAAGATCGACACTATGGGTCCGCTGCAAGCCTACGATGCAGGCGCTAGGGCGCGGGCGATCACGGCAACCGTGCAGGCGCTGGCAACGGCGAAGGAAAGCGGGATCGAACCTGCGGCGGCTATGGCCTTGCTCGACTGGTCAAAGGAAGCGGAAGGCTCGGGGCAGTGACATGTTGTCCCGGCTCGACTGGAAACCACCTGTCACCCTGAAGCCAAGGCCACACCAGCGCACACTGACAGCGGCGGCGAAGCGGCGGATTGTGGATCATGTCTGCAACATTCTCCGGGAAGGTGAACCAACGCGCTTTGCGCTTGAAGGCTTCTGCCGTCACGGCGTGCGCCAGCATCTATGCCTTGCGGGCTGGGGATGGCAGCGGGCCGACGACATGGCCGCAACCGTCCTTTCAAGCGCATTCGCCATACTGGGCGCAAAACGTCCGACATGGCAGGAGGGGCAACCGGAATGGACGCAACCCGGCATCATTGCCCAGTCGCGGACACGGTGCGTGCGGTGCGGCTGGAAATTGCCTGAAGGTCATCAAAAATATTGCAGCCCACAATGCGCGGCAAATTACAAAGCAGACATTGCTCGAAAAGCCGACCGCATGGCGTCCAATGCCAAGCAGGCGGCATATTACGCTCAGTGGTCCGCCAAGCAGCCTTTGCAGCCTTGCAAGGTATGTGAGACGCCATTCCGTCCGAAAAAGCCGGGGCAAGTGCTTTGCAGCAAGAGATGCGTGGTGAGCAATCTCGTGGGGCGGCGATGAAAAAGTACCACGTTGATATGGAACCAGCGGACTGCGAATGGTGCGCCAAGCCGTTGCCGATCGTGCGGCACTGGCGGACGTTGTTTTGCAATAAGGATTGCGGCAACGCCTATTTCAACAAGCTGGCTGCGGATGCGGCGGCTGAAGATCGGTCCCGGTTGAAGTGCGAAGCCTGTGGTAACCCGATCAAAGGCGCAAAAAGAGCGCACCAGCGTTATTGTGGGCGTAGGTGTTGGCCTTCAAAAAAGCGGAAGATTGCGCCGGATTAGCTGGGAAACAATCCAGTGGCCTGATTCCTTGTCGCGTTTATGTCGCATGGATTCGCCGGTCATTCCTGAAAACCGTTGTGAATCAAGGGAATCTGGTTGCAACACAGCGCAACATGCTCTGTCCGCCAAAATGGCAGGCGCATCTTTCAAGTTATTGATTTTGAAAAGAAAAATATTGGAGGCCTCGCCCGGAATCGAACCGGGGTGCAAGGATTTGCAGTCCTCTGCGTAACCACTCCGCCACGAGGCCTCTGACCGGCGTTGCCGGACGGCTGGCAAATAGACGGATAATTCTGCGTGCGCAAGGGGGCGATTTGACAAGTTTGTAACGATGCCGGCGGCAAATTCCCCTAAAACGGTGAATTGAACCGGGGCAGGCCTTGTTCAGCTTGAAACTCCGTGTGCGTCGC